AAGAAAATGTGGCAAGGTATTAAAGATATATTCAAAGGAGCATTTAAACTTATCTTAAACTGGTTCGAGTTAATGTGGATTGGTAAAATGCTCAAAGCAGCAAAGGTTTTTGTTGGTCCATTTAAAACTATTTTCTCTAAATTATGGTCTGCTATTAAGACTATCTTCTCTGCTCCAATTAAATGGATTGTAAATTTAGTGAAAAAAAGCTGGAATAGTTTAAACAAAATTTCTGATTCTTTAGCTTCGAGTTTAAAAAAACTGTTCACAAAAATGTGGAATAGTTTAAAGAGTATCTTTTCTGCTCCATTAAAATGGCTAATTAGATTGGTCAAAAATGGATGGAACAGTATGAAAGATCAGTCAGTAAGAATCGCTGAAAGTATGAAGAATAAAATTACTTCAGTTTGGGATAAGATCGTTTCAACTACGAAGAGCCTTCCTAGTAAAATGGCTAATGGCATCAAAGGTGGAGCTAGAGCCTTAGAACGTGCGATGATTAGTATTGGAAATGCAATGCTAAGAGGTTTAGGTAAAGGTGTTAATGGTGTACGTAAAGGAATTAACTGGATTTTAGATAAGGTTCATGCTCCAAAGAGTGTAAGAATTCCTAAATGGAAAGTTCCTCAATTTGCCAAAGGTACTGACAATTTCCAAGGTGGTTTAGCAGTTGTTGGTGATGGTGGCAAACATGAACTTATTTCTTTGCCAAATGGAGAGGCATTCCTTTCTCCTAATTCAGATACTCTTGTAAATCTTCCTAAAGGGGCAAGTATTCTTAATGGTAATGCCACAGAACAGTTGATGTCATTATATCCTCACTTTGCTAATGGTACTGGTTGGTTAGAAAATGCTTGGAGTTCTATTAAATCAGTTAGTAGAAAAGTAACAGGAAAAATTCTTAGTGCTGGTAAGACAGTCTGGGACTATATGAGTAATCCTAAAAAACTTATTGACAAAGCTGTAAAATCGTTCACAGACTTATCTGGTCTTGAAAACCCTACTCTTGCTATAGCTAAAGGGTCGGTTACAACCGTTAAAGATGCTTCTGTTAACTGGATTAAGAAATTCTTTGACATGGGCGAACCTAGTGGTTCAGGTGTCGAAAGATGGAGACCTTATGTAATTAGAGCTTTGGAAATGAATGGATTATCTACAAGTCCTAGCATGGTAAACAAAGTATTGAGACAAATAAAGACTGAATCTGGTGGTAATCCGAGAGCTGTTCAACATGGATATACAGATATAAACACTATTCGTGGTGATTTAGCTAAAGGTTTAATGCAAACAATTTCTTCTACATTCAATGCTTATAAATTCCCTGGTCACGATAATATCTTTAATGGATTTGATAACTTACTAGCTGCTTTAAATTATGCAAAACATAGATATGGTAAATCATTAAGTGCTTTAGGTAAAGGACATGGATATGCTAATGGTGGTTTAATAACAAGGAATCAAATTATTGAGGTCGGTGAAGGTAATAAGCCTGAAATGATCATTCCACTCGACCCATTAAAAAGAACAAGAGCTTTGCAATTACTTTCCCAAACTCAGAAAATCCTTGGAGTTGGAAATCAAATTCAAGGTGGAAATGTAGGAAATAAAAGTCTAAATCAGACTTCAAATGTTTCTGCATCTGAGGAAGATGAATCCGTTATGTATAAACTTTTACAAGCAACATTACAACAAAATCAAATTCTTATGCAATTGTTGAAAAAAGACAATTCTGTTTATCTGGATGGAAAAGAATTATATGACAATTATAATAAATATGCAAAATCGACTACAAATATCCGTAATATGTTTAAAGGAGTGACCACGGTTGGATAGGTTAACTTGTATTTTTTGTGGGGTTGATTTTGTGGAAGACCTCGGACTTATTGTAAACGACATAAAAAGACCAGTCACTCCAGAAATTTCAGAGAATGTTCAAGATGTACCAGGAATGGTTGGTAAAATATATCTCGGTAATTCTTATGGACAGCTTGAATTTGAAATAAGTATTACGATAAAAGCAAAAACTCCTCAAGAAAGAATAGATAAAATTCACGACTTGTCTGACATTGTCACGACATTTGGTGATGGAGAGTATCCGATGGTCTTTAGTAATGATCCAGAATGGACTTATTATGGTCATTTTAGTTCTATTTCTACTCCAGAACTTATAAGCAACAATCAATGGGCAACCTGCACCCTTACATTTTCTTGTAGTGATCCGAAAGGTTACGGTGAATACCAACAACATGACATAACAACAAGCCCTATAACGATCACACCGGACGGGACAGCGGAATGCTATCCCGTTTTTACATGCATACCGAAAAAAGACGTAACCAGAATTGCTATTACTGATCAAGACGAAAACTATATCTATATCGGATCTGATGTCGATCCTGACACAGGAGAATATCCAGTGGACTTAGAGCCAAGAGTATTTCACGACGATTGTGCTACAATGGCGAACTGGTTATCTCTCACAAATGACACTCTTACTTTTACGCCAGAAAACGGGGTAATTGGTGGAAGTATGAGAACTGAAAATGATGCTTTGAAAGTTTCACTGGATAGCAGCGGACGTGTCTATTTTGGCGAACCAGTAAAAGACAAATGGCATGGGCCACTTGTGAAGCAGAATCTAAACGGACAATATGAAGATTACCGTGTGCGCATTTGGCTATGGAATAACCAATATTACCCAAGAGCCAAAGGAAAAGTGGAACTTTATCTATTAGATCAAGATGGTAATGCGATTGGAAAAATTGGCCTAAAAGATAACAGCATCAGTGCAAAACCTATTTTGCAGGTAACTGTATTCAACGGAGATAATTATCACAATATCATGTATGACCAAGGTAGTATTAACAAAAAGAAAACGACCACCAAAACGATTAAGGTGAAAAACGGTACGAGAACGGTAAAAAGTAATGGAAAAACCAAGACAGAACAACTGTGGAAGACCCTTACACTGCCGGCCGATCCGTCCACAGACACCTATTCCAATTTTTACGGATGGATCCAATTGGAGAAGATTGGAAATAAGTTTACGGTGCAGGTTATGAAATGCGACAGCAAACATAACCCTATGTGGAGTAAACCGATTACAACGACATGGACGGATACAAGCAAAATTTATACACAAAAGCTGGCCGCAGTGGCTGCGTATATCGCCAAGTACGACATTCAAGAGGATACAGCTGACCCGGTAGTAAAGTACACAAATAACGGGCTGGCATTGAGTGACGTGGCTGTATGGCAAATCATAAATGGTGGAAATAGCGGGACTTCCATGCCAACGGTAATAGCAAGATCAGGGGACGAAATAAAAATAAATTGCGAGGACCACACCGTTTATAAAAACGGTGCCGTTTACATGGAAAACTTTTACATTGGCGGCCAGTTTTTTACCATGCAGGGTGGGGTACCAAAGTCCTTTGCATTTTCCCCGGATTTGTCGGATGCTGATTGGTATTTTGAATACAGACCAACAACTAAATAGGAGGTGATAGCCTATGTATCTTATATTGGATTCAGATCTAAATCCATGTGGTGTTTTAGATTTAAATGGCAAAGGCTGCAAGTTTTATGATGACTTGAGGTCTACTAAAATCGCAGATGATCAAGGTAAGATATGGGCCGATACTCTCGAAATTAGTGTACCAACAGGGTATCGGGAAACAGATTTTATAACATATGGCTATCATCTCCTGAAACAAGGAAATGATGGCTATTTTTATGTTTATAGAATTTATAACGTCGAAGATGGTGTGATTGGTCCCATCCATGTTAAAAAAGCACAATGCCTTAATCTTCTTGCATGGGATTTAACACATAAAATTGTACCAGCTAAAACGATGTCTAACGTTTCAAGTCAAGATTTATTTAATTATATACTAGGTGGATCTGGTTGGGAAATTGGTGAAAACTATTTTTACGGAGGAGCTTTTTCTTTTGAATTTTCTGCTGGCAATAATGCCCAATATTGGCTCGATCAACTTATAAATCAATTTAGTGCAGAAATTCGTGCTTATGTTCAAGTTTACAATGGTAAGATAATCCGAAAAGTAATTGATTTTGTGGATGAATTAGGTGAATCGAAAGGCAACCGGCTGGAATACTCCCATAACCTGCAAGGAATTACCCGAACCGGCAGCGACCAGGAAATGTACACGAAATTGTATGTGTACGGAGGGCAAAAGCAGGATGGAACGTTGGCGTCCATTGCATCCGTTAACGATGGACGGGAATATCTTGTAGATAATGATGCGAACGATCGATACAATAATGGTGGACCGTATTTAGAAGGGTATGTCGTAAATGATCAAATTCTAAACCCAAATGGCCTTTTAGATTGGGGCGAAGAGCAACTAAAAAAATACAATCATCCAAAATATAATTATACTGTTGATGTTGCACATCTCGGCTATCAGCCAAATTTAGGAGACCATTTCCAGATTGTCGATTTTGAAATGCAACCTGAATTAACAATAAGTGCTCGGGCTATCCAAATCGACGAATCTGAAGCAAATCCATCGAATAACAAAATCATAGTTGGTGAGTTTATTGAGATTGTTGCTGTTACACCAGAAATTGTTCAGGACCTGCAAGCAAAAGCTAAAGCTGCACATGATGCAGCTGAAAAAGCAAAAGGATACAAGGTAGAATATTTTACTCCAGACGGAACTGATTTTGCCGATACGACAAGCCAAAAGAGGATTATTGTTCGTGTCTACCAAGGAAAAGATGAAGTAACGTCTACGCTAGATCAATCGGTTTTTGTTTGGCAGAAAATCAATCCTGATGGTAGCTATGATCAGGAATGGGCCGATGCACATAAAGGCGTAGGAAACGTGATCTCCGTCGGTATAGAGGTTGCAGGGTGCACAATCCGGTGCAAACTGGATGACGGTAACCTTCCGACCATTTACGTCTATTTTAAAAATGGCATTGATTTTGTAGTGGATGAGCTGGCGCAGGTGCAAACAGACGAAACGCTGTCCATCGCTTTTATTACGGATACGCACTATGCTACCGCCAGCGAAAACGGAAACAACTTAAAAAGCCGCAGCACACTCCATATGCAGAACGTCGCCTATTTAACTAACAAAGCGAAAATTGATCTTGTCGTTCACGGTGGCGATCTCGTGGATGGAGATGAACAAAAAAATTTGATGTTAACCGACTTTGAAGATGCGGCCGAGTCTCTCTATTCTTCATCTGCTGCCCCGGTTGTTTACTTAAATGGCAACCATGATGATAACAGCTGGTATGCGTATGACAATGACGGAAACCTTATGCGATCCGTCTTGCAGCCGTCCGAGCGATACGCTATTTTGAGCAAATATATGGACCCAGCCTTTATCCTTAACCCGGAAGAAAAAGAAAGGCTGTACGGGTATAAAGATTTCACGGCCCAAAAAATCCGGGTGATCTGCCTGAACAGCTTTGATAACCCGTATATTACGCAATCTGACGGCACGAATAAATACCCATCTCAATGGTCATCCGCATTTCGGAATGAACAATTAAATTGGATCGCCAATACAGCTTTAAAACTTCCTAATGATTGGGGAGTTTTAATTTTTACACATGCCCCTTTACAGAGCACATTTAATTCAGATGCGCAGATTAACAGCGACATCATGTATGGCATCCTGTCGGCTTTTGTAAACGGCACAACATACACCGGATCCGGGAGCACGGCGGATTATACATGCAGCGTATCTGCCGACTTTACGAGCCAAGGCAAAGGGCAGGTGATCGCTGTCATTAGCGGACACATCCACTATGACAGCAGCATGACGAAAAATGGGATGTTACTTATCCAGACACTAGACTCACTCGCTCGTAATGATTACGCCGGTAAAATGCCAGATCGTCCGATTATATCACTTGAGGAGGATGCATGGGATGTATTTACCATTGACCGGGCAAGCCGAAAAATCTATGCAACCCGGTTTGGCGCGGGAAGCAGCCGGGTGTTTAACTATTAGGGAGGTGAGAACGTGACACTTTTAGGTAGCGTGGATATACCGTTCACGAAAAGCACAAAAATTGCAGTGGATGCAACCGACACAGCCGGGCAAGCAGCAACTGTTGCACAACAGGCTACAGATACAGCAGGGCAAGCCCAAGCCACAGCAGAAGCTGCAAACCAAACAGCTACACAAGCAGAAGCAACAGCTAAAGATGCAGCACAAGCAGCACAGATAGCAATTGCGACTGCCAATGGTAAAAATAAAGCATATTATGGCTCGACAGCTCCAACCAATCCACAACCTGGTGATATTTGGTTTGTGGAGGATGACAACAACAATGTGACAGCAATTAAGCATTATGATGGCACACAGTGGATAACAGACGTTGATAACACTGAACTTGAACAACAGATTAGTGCTGCACAAGCAGCCGCAGATAATGCGGTCGCAGTCGGACAAGCCGCCCAGCAAATAGCCTCAGATGCGGAAGCCAGGGGGGACGCAGCGGTGAAAGCGGCAGAGGAAGCAAAGGATGCGGCAACAAAAGCCCAATCAGATGCCGCCAGTGCAGTTACAAGCGCAAATAATGCAGTCGACACAGCAAACAAGGCAGCACAAGACGCACAAGATGCCATCGACAAAGCACAGGATGGATTTGATGCGGCGCAGGATGCCCTATCTAAAGCAGACGGCGCAGTCGACACAGCAAACACAGCCAAACAGGTAGCGTCCGATGCGGCGACACAAGCAAGCACAGCAAAAACAAATGCACAGACGGCGATGTCTAATGCTCAGGATGCTATAAACCAGGCTAAAGCGGCAAATGACAATGCCAATACGCGCGAAAAGTCTATTATAAAATCCGACGCGGCACCATCCAATCCAGCAACAGATCAGCTGTGGATAGATACATCCAAGACACCGCAAATTATGCGGAGATGGAATGGTAGCTCGTGGGTTGACTTGTCTCCAACGCAAGCAAGCCAGATCGGTGCTGTAAGCACGACAACTTATACAACAGATATTACAAACATAAATAATACATTGAGTCAAAAAGCAAGTGTTACAACAGTAAACACACTGTCCGGGCGCGTGGATAGTGCAGAGACGGCTATTACGCAAAACGCCAATGCAATTGCCAGTAAAGCCGATAAAACCACTGTTGACACGTTAAAAAACACCGTGGATAACCATAGTACGTTGATTAGTCAAAATGCTGATGCAATTGCATTAAAAGCCGATAAATCGACCGTTGACACGCTCACGGGTAGGGTTAGCACGGCAGAAGCAACTTTGACCGCGCAGGCTAACGAAATTGCAGCCAGGATAACAAAAACGGATGCAGATGCCAAATATGCGACGCAAACGGCTTTAACGGCAACAGCAAACAGCCTGACGAGCAATATTTCAGCTGTACAGACTAATCTGGATAACTTACAAATCGGTGGCGCAAATTTAGCTCCGAACTCAACAGGGGATTTAGGAACAGACGGTTGGAGAGCTTTCAATGGTTCTACTAATCTAGTAGTTTCAGATGGTTATCAAGGACATAAATCAGTTTCGGTCACAGTACCAGCAAGCAACGGGGCGATATATACACCTTTTGGAAATGTAGAGGGTTCGAAGCAATATACAATGTCTTTTTGGGTAAAAGCAGATAAGGATTGTACTGTTTCGCATTTGCCGAAATTTATAGACGCAAATAACGTAGAGACCAATCCGTTATCTGGTAGCTCAGTGAATCTAATTGCCAATACATGGACTAAGGTTGAATATACTTTCATAGCTCCATCATCAGCGGTAAAAGCCGCAACAACACCAAGAATTGGCTCTGGTACGTTCCCTACAAATTTATTTGTATCTAGGTACAAATTAGAAAAAGGAGCTAAAGCAACGGATTGGACGCCAGCAGCGGAAGATATGGTGACAGTCATCCAATTTAACACGCTATCCCAAACGTTGGATAGCACTGTATCACGAATTGGAAACGCAGAAGGTAATATAAGTGCATTGCAACAAACTTCCGATTCCTTTGCGACAAGGATTTCAAATGCAGAAGGAAATATAAGTTCGTTAACGCAAACAACAAACGGATTGCAAACAACAGTGTCAGGG